ACAGAGGCGGAATACGATAAAGAGTATAAAGACCTTTGGGATGAGTATTATCCTGTAATAGCCAATAAAGAAGTAGCAGAAGAAAGAGGTTACTTTTGGGTTGTAAAAGAGGCAAAGATAGTTGAGGGTAGTGCGGTTGTAATGGGTTCAAACTCGGCAACGCCAACACTTGAAACTAAAGAAGAATTAGAGCCGTCGAAAGACACTTTAGATATTGAAGCCGAGCAATCACTTCAAAAAGAGGAACAAAACAAAGAATTATTAAAAAGTTATTTAAACAAATTTTAAAACAATGGAAGAAATTGTAAAAGAATTAGGCGCAAAAATTGACGCTTACAAAACAGAAACAGTTTCCAAAGCCGAATACGAACAAATCAAAGGCGAAGTGGAAGCATTAAAATCAGTTGAAACGGTTGATAAAACTACTTTTGACGCATTAAGTGCAAAACTTGATGAATTAGCTTTGGAAGTAAAAGAAGCTGAAGGACAAAGAGTAAACAACTCAAACGGATTGAAAGAACTTGAAGAAGGTCTTAAAGAAAACGCAGAGGCTATTTTAAAACAAAAAACTACAGGAACGGTAGCAAACTTTGTAATTAAAGATGTTGCGCCTGTTTTAACAACTAACGTAACTCATTCGGGTGGTGGTTCTGTAGTGGCTATGACGCAAAACACAGGAGAGCTTTACACTATTCCTGACAACCGTTTATTTGCAGAGGGTATTATGGATAGAATGTCAGTAGATTTAGACTCTATAGTTTATATCGATGAAGTAGCAGGAGAGGGAGATGCAGGAATGACAGCAGAGGGAAATACAAAATCTCAATCTGATGTTGACTATGTAGAAAAAACTTTGAACTTACAGAATGTAACACATTTTATTAAAGTATCTACTAAAATGCTACGTCAACCAGCTTATATTGTTCAGGCTGTTAAAAACACTTTGTTAAGAAAATTGGAATTGAAAAAACAATCTCAATTATTAGCGGGAGACGGTTCAGCACCTGACATTAAAGGTATCAAAGAATGGGCAGAGCCATTTAGCGCAGGGGATTTCGCAGGAACTGTAATTGAGCCAAACGTAAACGACCTTATTAGAGTTATCGTTGCTCAAATTGCTGAAAACGCTGATGATTTTGTACCAAACTATGTTATTTTGTCTCACAAGACTTTAGCAGATATGGACTTGAAAAAGGCGTCTGACGGACACTATACTTTACCACCGTTCTCAACTTTAGATAATAGAATTGTAGCGGGTGTAAGAGTAATTGCTTCAAACGAATTTACAAACGATGAGTTGTTAGTAGGAGACTTTACTAAAGCGCACTATGTTTCAAACTCAAATATTCAGGTTTCTGTTAACCTTGACGGTAACGATTTCACTAAAAACTTGCGTACAATATTGGCTGAACAAGCAATCGGTCTTTATGTTTCTTCAAACGAAACAGGAGCGTTTATTTTAGTTGATGATATTGCAGGAGCGTTAGAAGACATCGCAACAGCAGAGCCAAGCGTATAATAAGTAAAAACTAAACACAATGCCACAGATAGTAACGGTTTCATATTTTCAAAACGCAAACGAGTTAAACATTCCTTTAGGTGTTGCACAAGCAGTCGCTAATCCGACTTTAGCAACCCCGAACAGTTCGAGTGCTTTGACCTCGCTATGTGTGAAAGTAGAAAAATCAATACTATTGAATGCATTGGGTTTAACAACTTATAACACTTTACAATTAGCGTTGGCGGACATAAACAATCCGCTATACGCTTCTTATAAAAAGTTAGTTCAAGGGGAAAACTACGACGGTAAAGTATGGGTAGGATTGAATTATGAGTACACTCTTATTGCTTACAGAATATTTGAGGAGTTTATTACACAAACTAACGAACATTTAACAGGTGTTGGTAACACGCAAGGGAAACCCGAAAAAGCGACTTTAGTAAGTCCGAAGTATAAGATAGCAAACGCAAATCAAAAGTTTATTGATATGTATCAAGGTGGTTATTTAAACGAGCCGTTTATTTATAACGATGGCGAATTTATAGACTGGTTTGGCAATCAAGAAGCAACAGAAGTTAGTTTGTATCAGTATTTATTGGATAAAAAAGACAACTTTACAGGATTTGACATTGACAAGTTTAAGACTTATGAAACTAAAAACTCTTTCGGGATATGATAGTTTTTGAAGACCAATTAGCACGAATTATTGAAGTATTACCTACTCCAGTAATAAACGAAATCAGTAAACCAATATTTTTTGATTGGGGTACTGAAACCGTTTTAGCTAATTACTTAACACTTTCACAAGGACAAAACTTTCCTTTAATATGGTTAGATGAGGGGCAAGATTTTAATAATGAAAGAGAGCCAAGCGTAAATAGAAACGCAAGGATTGTTATATTATATCAAAGTCAAGCACCAAGCGAATTTAACCCTTACCAACACAAATGGGATTACAACGTTATTTTACAACCGATATGCGATAATTTACTAATAGCTTTACAAAATAGTGGCATAAGTAGATATGATGATACTAATTTTAAAAGCAGAAGAGTTAAAAACTATTCAGTAGTTACTTCTGAAAATAGTTTAGTATTTATTTGCAACGCTATTGTTTTAGATATTGATTTGACTTTTAGCGGTGTATCAAGTTGTATTCAAGAAATAAATTTTTAATTAATAAAAAACAGAAACTATGGTTTTAATAAATCAAAAAGATTGCGATACAGTTCGCAAAAATTTAGGACTACCTGATTGTATTATACAAGAAGGGCGTTTAACTGGTTTTATCATTGTGCCTAAAGGTTGGAATATCAACTTAACAAGCGACACATTCGATTTAGACTATGTAAACGACCAAATACAACAAGGTTTATTTGTACCAGTATTAGGAGCAGTTGAGGCTGTGAATAATACCCCTGAAGCAACTACAGAAGAATATCAAGGTGGTATTACTTCGGTTGTTCGTAACGGATTGCCACAATACACATTTAAATTCCTTAAAGGTGGTTGGAAATTCGCAAGTGCTTTATACACTTATAACTCATTCCAAGCGTTTGACGTATTGTTTGTGTTTAGTTCAGGCGCAATAGCTGGAGCAACAAACGGAACAATATTTAGCGGTTTCGATTTGGGTATGTTGAATAATGGTACTTATATGTTTACTGATGGTAGTGTTAGCGCAAGTGTTACAACTACTTTACAGTTGATTAATGAAGTACAATTCAATAGAGATGTAGCTTTGTTAGATGTATCGGTTTTAGACTTCAATCCTAATACGGATTTGTTCCCTATTACAGATATTTACATGACTGGTCGTGCTGATGTATCGGAGCAAAAAATCTATTTTAAAGCTAAATTTGATATCAATAGAGCGGTTAATTTAGGCGGTATTGCTATTGCAAATCTTAAATATACGCAAGACGGTGTTGCTGATACTATTGTGGCTTTATCTTTAAGTTACAACTCTACAACTGAAGAATGGGAATTTGAGCCTACAACTGCTTTCACAACAGCAGAAGACCAAGTAGTACAACTTTATGATAGTGGTAATTCGGTTGATGTGGCTTTGATAGGAACTAAATACTACAAGGGTGCAACAGCGAGTTTTAATGCAGTAGCGTAAATAATTCAAATTTATTATTTATATTGATTATAAATAATGTATATTTGTAAAAACAAGGATGGGAGCAACTAATTAACTTTAGTTGCTCTTTTTCATTTAAAGCAAAATACTATGGAAATATTCGGACAGCATATATTTGGGAGTTGTGCAGAAGCGTGGTTAAAACTATGTAAAGAGCAAAAAAAAGAATGGATTTTAAAATACACAAAGCAAACAGATTTACAAATAATTGATGAGTTTGTAAACAATCCTAAAATAAGTAAGGAATGTAAGTGTTTAGATTGTGGTAAAAATAAAAACAATGGCATCAGCAACGGAATACCAAAAGAGATTACAGCCATTATTGAACCAGTCGAAAATGGAACAGATAGTGAGCGAGATAGTGTTGAGCGACCAAAAAAGACTAAAGGAAGAAAAGGTAAACGAGTGGGAACAGGGTATTAGACCAAATGGCGAAAAAATAGGCACTTACAGAAGTGCTGAATACGCTATTTTCAAAGACCAAATAAACCCACGTGCGAACGGTTACGTCGATTTATTGTTAACACGCCAAACCGCTAATAGTTTATTCATTCACAGAGCAAATCAACCGAGAGAGTTTTTATTCGGAATGTTTGACAGATATAATTTAGTTGGTCGTTATGGGTTAGATATTTTAGGATTAAACCAAGAAACATTCGATAAAAGACAAGCTGATATTTACCGATACACATTAATTTACGTTATTAAAAAAGATTATAAAATTGCCTAAATACAACTCAATATCAACCATTCCTGCAAAAGTTTTCTTCTCAATATTACACGATAAGAACTATCAAAACTTAAAGCCAAAGCCGAGAGAAAAGGGATTGGAGCAAATATTTATATCAATTTACGATGAGTTTTTTATTAAGTCAGATAATGCCGAAGCGAATGAGTATTTAGCATTAACAAAAGAAATAGCATTTTTAGAGTATAAAATAGCTTATTTAAGACAAGCATTACATTTTTACTACTACAATAAAACAACCGATAAAATGCGTTTGGATTTTATAGACGCGGTTAAAAAAGGATATGGAATTGTAATAAATAAAGATGTTCCGTTTATTGATGAGGTTGAAAGAGTTTTATGTATTGAAATTGGGATTATAAATAACGATTTATCAATAGCTAAAATTAACTTTAAGACTATGACTGAAAAAAGCCAAAGTAAAGCGTTTGACTATGAGGAGCAAATAGTAAATATAGAACAAGTAATCGGCAGAAATATCAACGAGGGTATTATGTTGGATAAGTACATCGCTTATGAGAAACAAGCAAAAAAAGTAGCGGAACAAAATAAGAAAAAAGTAGCATAATGAGTGAGTTTATAGAAGTTTTAAGTCCAAGTGCTTTAAAAGATTTACAAGCGTTAAACAGCGAGATAACTAAAACTATTGCTGGAGTTAAAGAAGTCAACGCTAATATGATTAGCATTAAAACTCCAAGCGGTTCGGATAGTGCTATGAAAGCGTTGACGGCTCAATATGACGCACAAGCTAAAAATATGCAAACGCTACAAAAGGCTTTAGAGAAAGAACAACAAGAAAGGCGTAAAACAGTTCAGACAATATTAGACCAATCAAAAAGTTATCAATCTTTAGAGAAACAAAGAAATCAAGCTATTGCACAAGCTGAAAAAGAAGCTAATTTATTAGAAAAAGCAAACGGACTTTATAATCAAACACAGGCTAAAGTAAATCAGTTATCACAAGCTTACAACAATTTAGCTATTAAAAAAGAATTAGGAGTTAAATTAACTACTAAAGAAGAATTACAGTTAAGTAAACTTGTAGGGGAGTTAAACGTTTATCAGTCTGCATTAAAAAAAGTAGATGCAGATATACAAAAGCACGGCAGAAATGTAGGGAATTATTCAAGTGCATATAATGGTTTAGGTAATTCAATTAATCAATTAACTCGTGAAGCTCCAGCTTTTGCCAATAGTCTTAATACTGGTTTTATGGCTTTATCAAATAACTTGCCTATTTTATTTGATGAGATACAAAGAGTAAAGTTGGCTAATAAAGAACTAATTGCGCAAGGACAACCAGTCAAAAGTACTTTTATGCAGTTAGCTGGTGCTGTTTTAAGTTGGCAAACAGCATTAAGTGTTGGTGTTACTTTACTTACTCTGTATGGGGGTAAAATAATTGATAGCATTTCAGGTTCAGAAAAGAAAAAGAAAGCATTAGAGGCTGAAAAAAAAGCTATTGAGGATAAAATAGAAGCCGAAAGACAACAAAATGAAAGTATAGGTCAATCTATTGCTTCGGAACAAAATAGAGCAAGGATATTATTTGAAATAGCAAGAAACCAAGAAATAAGCGATAATAAAAGAAACGAGGCTTTAAAAGAGTTAAAAAGCAGATACGGAACTTATTTAAAAGACTTAACAGACCAACAAATATTAGCTGGAGAAACAGCAGAAGCAGAAGAAAGACTAAATCAAGCCTTAATAGGTAGAGGATATGCTTTGGCAACGCAAAGTTTGTTAGAAAAAAACTTAACAGCCCAAATGTCTGCACAGGTTGAATATCAAAAAGTAATATCTAAATTCTATGATAAAAGAAAAGAAGTTTTAAATGATGACGGAACTATAAAAAATTTAGAGGCTTACCAAAAAATGGTAAGAGAAACCGTTATACAAAACGGAAAAGCAACAACAGCTTTAAATGCAAAACTTAAACCTTTAAAAGAAGAAGAAGCTTTATTGTTAAATTTATTTAGGGGAAATGCTAAATATTTAGATATTGTAAATGAAACAACAGAAACTAAAAAGAAAGCTATTCAAATAGATGAACAATATCAAAAAAACTCTAAAGATGCATTCGAGGCTAATATAAAAGCTTTAGAAGAAACTTTAGACGGATTAGATAGATTTAGCTCCGCTTATGACACTATAAACGGTCTTCTTATTTTACAAAAAACATTATACGAACAACTTTTTGGCACTATTAAAAAAGGTCAAGAAGATGTATTAGATACAATAGAATTAACAGATGAACAAATTTATGAGGAATATTTTGCTTGGCTTAAATTAAAAGAAGCAACAGACGCCTATATTAAAAATTTAGCAAGTGGACAACTTGAAAGGTCTTTAAATTCAATAGGCTTGGCTTCGGCTAAAATGTTTTTAGATTTTGATGAAAATGGACAAAGTACTTTTGATAAATTAATTGAAGGAGCAAATACTTTACAAGAAAAGTTCGCTGTTACATTTCAAGCTATTGGAGATACTGCGCAAGAAGTATTTGCATTAATGAATAATTTATCAGACCAAAGATTTCAAAATGAATATGCTAATTTAGAAAAGGAAAAAGAAATAGCTTTGATGTTTGCGGGAGAAAGTACAAGCGCAAGAGAAGAAATTGAAAGACAATATGCAGAGCGTCAAAGACAAATAAAAATTAGAGAGTTTCAAAATAAAAAACAACAAGCAAAATTTAACATTATAATCGACACTGCACAAGGAATTATGAACGCTTTAGCAAGTGGTAATGTTCCATTATCTATAGCTATTGGTGTTATCGGTGCTTTACAATTAGCTACAGTTTCAGCACAACAAACACCACAATACGAACACGGAACAGATAACCATATTGGTGGGGATATGATTATTAACGACCAAAAAGGAAGCAATTATAAAGAACTTGTAGAAACCCCAGACGGTAAGAAAAGAATTTACGATGGTAGAAATGTTAGGGTAAATGCACCTAAAGGAACAAAGGTTAAAACAGCGAGTGAAACAATGGATTACTTAATGTTTAACAATGATTTGAACTCAATACTTACTGGTAACGGTATTAGCAATCCTAAAATAGAATTAAATGCTCCAAATATTGATTTAACACCAGTTGTTAATGCTATTAATAATAAAGATAGTGTTAATATTTATAATGACGGAATAGATATTATAATGAAACGTAAAAGAGCAAACGAATTAGTTGAGATTACAAATAAACGTATTAACTTTAAAGGAGGTAGCGTATAATGAACAACCCTTTAGACACAAACGCTTTTAAGCATTATTTAATATTCCATTCGTTAGGCAATACCGATTTATACGAAATTGCAGAACCTATTGGATTTGACGCTTCTAATTTCGTACAAGACCAAGAAAGCAAACGTTACGCAAGGTCTGTACAATATGGGAGCATTGATAAATTAACCTTTGTTGATGCTTTCGGCGGTGTATGTACTGAAAAAGCAATCAATCCGCAAGGTGACGTTTCAAGTCTTTTAGAATACGGTTTACAATGGCTTTTATACATTTATAATCAATATGGTTTCGAGTCAAAAGTCGAGTATTTTTTAGAAAAAAACGGTGTTCAGTTTAGCGGTGGAATGTTAGACTTTACCGATAAAGGAATTACAGATGGTTATACATTCGTAACTACTAAACTAATACAAAAGAATAAAGTGGCTAACTTAAAACGTAGGTTAGATGATAAGTTTAATTTGTTTGGTGTTGTTAATGCTAAAAATGAAACTATAACACCAGCACCAACGGTAGATTTTTTACTTAAAGCTACACCAGTTACAGAAATAAGTACTTTTCAAGGTAACGGAACAGCAACTAATTCCTTTGCGCAAACTGCTCCAAATGCTTTAGGAACTGGAATATCGAGTATAAATTTAGGAGCAATAAATGCTAATAAAATAATTGATTATGGAATTAATAACACGCTTTCGTTTTTAAGTCCACGCTATGCAACTGTATTGGCTACCGATGTAGATAGTAATCAATGGCAAGTACCAAATGATAGTAATTCGTTTACTTTTATACAGGCACAAAACGACCTATCAAACGTTCAAATTGATATAACAAATATAATAGGAAGTAGTTATGCTTTATTTCATAGCGCAGTATTCCCAACAACAAATATTTTAACTGGTAGCGGTTATGCTAAATTATTAGTTGTAGTTGGCAACGATTTAGAAACTGAAGATTTTACTGTTTATGAGTTATGGAGTAGAGAATTTGGATTAACTGGTTATGATAATAGTTCACAAGACTTACCGACTGATTTTAGCTTAACCATCCCAGTTGTTGAAAGAGGTAAGCGTATTTATATTTATTTCGCTACCGATACAACGGCTACATTTGATAACTTTAACAATAACAATTCTTACGCAAGGGTTATTGTGCCTATAAACAATATTGACGTAAAGATAACGGCAACCGAAACGGCTTTAAATACAGTTGCAAAAGGAGTACGATGGATTGATTTATTAAAACAGTCAAGTAAGTTTACGAGTGATATTCCTATAAATGCACCATTATTCGACGTATCAGGAACGCACTACGATAACTTATTTTTCAATAAACGTTGTATTAGCGGTTTTGCTGATAACTTTAGCACTACGCCTAAAATATGTTTAGAAAGTGTAGAAGAAGTTAATTGCGATTATGAGCCTGATGAAAACGAAATATTTATAGCGCATCAATCGGATTTCTATGTAAATGAAGAAATAGGAGTTTTTAATATTATTCCTGATGAAGACTTTACTATTGAAGAAAATGACAGATGCCAAATAAACAAATTTAAGTACAAGTATAAAAAGTTTGAGCAGGACAGAACCACTAAAGGAACAAGCCAAGCAATACATACTGAAAGCGAATGGCGTTTTTTAAATGAAAACGTAGAGAATGTTAAGGATATACAGATTGAACAAGTTAGAGACCCTTTTGCTATTCAGTCAGCAGTCAATTTAGAGATTAAGCAACCTACAACATCAACTACGGATGATGATACTTTATATTGCGTTAATATTACGGCTTTAGCACCGAGCAGTTATAATGAGTTTGGGGCAAGGTTGTTGATGCGTATTGCAGACGGTAAACTTGAAATACTTAATCGAGATAGCAACGGAGATAGCAACGATGTGGTTATTAATTGGACTATTTTAGGTATCAGCGTAGGGCAATCGTTTCAAATAACTTTTGGCGAGAATATCGGAAATTATACGGTATTTGCTATGACTACAACGGTATTAACATTAACACCAGTTGCTTTTACACCTACTTTTGAGGGCGATGCTTTTGTAAGGTTTAAATACTATTATACAAATGTGCTTTATACTTCGAGAACAAACGAGGGATTTATAAGTAATCCAAATAGTATGCAAAATGCTCAATATTCTATTAAACGAAATATGGACTATTTCGGGGAGTATTTCGGTTCGGCTTTATTGTATTCTAAAAAAGATATTCCAAACGCTTACTTTAAAAGTAACGGAGCTTTTACAAGTCAGTTAACAACAGAAGCAAATCAAGTTAGAGAAGATGCAACGGTTTTATATTCAGATTTACCAAATCCATTAACAAGCGCAAGGATATTAAATTTAACTTGTGTTGCAGAATTTGAGGACGTTTTAGCCTATTTAGAAGCATATAAAGTTAATAGAGGCTTCGTTAGATGTTATGACGGAAAAGGACGAGTAATTAAAGGATTTGTACAGAAATTAGACCATTTATGGAGCGAAAACAAATTGAAATTAGTTTTAGAGGAGAAATTTGAAACGCAATATTTAATACTTACTTATGCAGACGGAATGTTAACTGTTAACGATGCTCAATATAATTTATCAGGAGTTGAAAATTGGTATATTTTCCAAAATAATTTCATTAAATTATACGATGCTCAAAACAGACCGTTAAGCAATAATTACCGTTATGATTATGTTAAACTAAACGGAGTTATTTACGATAGTAAAGAAGAATTGTCCGTAGCTTTAGAAAGTTTATAAATATTATTTAGAATGATTAAAAATAATAACTATATTTGTACAATATGAGTTTTTTAAAATTATATAAAAACGATTTTAATTCGGCTAAATTAGCTGACGATACGCCTATATCTAAACTTCGATATGGGGGGTTTATTGTACAAAAGACTGATGAGTACTTTTTACAGACTACTGACGGCACAACGTCTATTTCATTTGTAGGCGGTATTACGGTTGATTTAATAGATTGTAAAGGAAATGTAAAAAAGAATATAGACAGTAATTTCTTTTACGATGGTGCAGTTGATAGCGACGGAATTAATCAAATTTCTTTTGCGTTTGGTTATATTGGAACTGACTATTATACTACACCTTTATATTTAAGAATTACAGACGACGTTAACGGCAACGTTTGGTATAGTAACGGATTTTTAGTAACAGATTATCAAACTGAATTAACTACAAGGTTTGATTATTTTAACCCAACTAAAATATTCAATATAAGCTATGATTTATTACCTTATATACAATCGGTACGTTTATCACAATGCTACGACCAAACACCCGCAAATAAGCGTGATTTAAAGCAATACGTAAACTCAAACGGCTTTCAAACTAATTACCGCACAATAACAACCTTTTTACGTAAATACGTTATTGAAAACATAGACTACTTAATTAATGATAGTTTAGAAGTTCTGTTTTCACATAGTCAAGTATATTGCAATAACGAAAGGGTAGTTGTTTCAGATTTTAAAGCAGAAGAGCGTAAAGTAGATACTAACTTTATGAACGCTGAATTTACTATAAATAAGCAAAATCAACAATTAGTTTTAGGCAATCAGATTTACGAATACTTAACAGTAACGAGCAAAACGCCTGAGTATTTAGGGGTTTATACGGTTGCTTCTTTGCCTAATATTCAATTAACTTTTAATAAAAATATAACACTTTCGGCAGATTTTATAATTAAACTTTATAAGAATGGCGTAATACAAACGATTGTACCAACAACTTACGACACAACCGACAACGTACTTGATATTACGCCAACTTATACATTTACAAATGGCGATTATATGATAACTATTGAACCTGACACAATAACAAGCGGTGCTGAAAGTTTTATCGGATATGGAGCAACTGAATGGACTTTTACAGTATCAAGCGGTGAGTTCGACAATACAGAATTTAATAACGAATTTTTACTAAACTAATATGGCAAATAAAGCAAGTATTTTAAGCACAATAAACGGTTTTATAACAGCCGTAATAACACAAGTAAAGGTAAGGAGCGCATACTCTACAGTTGTCGATGCTGTTTACCCTACAGAAGTAACAGATAGTAATGTAACAGAAACTTACACAACAAAAGCAGGGACTGATATTACTTACTCGGTAGTTTTATCTAAACAAGGCAATCAAGTTGCAATTAAGATTTACAACTTACGCAACACTACAGCAAGTGCATTAAACGTTGGCGAGACGGTATTTACTTGGAAAGACACCGAATACCAACCTAAAATAACTGTAAACAAAATAGTTATTCAATCTTTTAGAGGCGCTAATAGATTAGGTTTATTAGTTGATGAAGTTGGCGTTTACTTAAACGACTCAATGTTACCCTCATCAACATCATTTTCAACGGAATTTACAATTTACATCGCAAAAGTATAATTATGGCAAATTTAGTATTTATAGAAGAAAACCAATTAATAAACGCACCGAGCATTAATATACTTAATCAGTTTATGATGTTTAACGATTCGTTTACTTGGAATGTAGTAAGCGGAACAGCAACAGCATTTAACACAACAAGTTTGCCTTTAGTAGGGCAAAGATGTTTACAAATAACACCTACCTTTAGTGTTGCAACGGTAGTTAATAGCGGTGGTTCTGAAACAGAGCATACTATAACAGATGATGGCAATTATATTTTATCTATTAAACACATGACCCAATACTCTTCAGAGGGTGCTTCAAGTCCAATAGCAATAAAATTATATATAAATGGAACACCTACAGATTACGAGTTTGGAGGAAGTGCTGATTTTAACGGACAATATCGAACATATTACCAAATTATACCATTGCTTTCAGGGGATGTTATAGATTTTGCATTTTCATTTGGCACGAGTGACATAGGAGGTGCAAGAAAAAATTATTTTGATGCCTTCAAATTAGAGTTAGATGTTTACGGTTTAGGAGTGCCTACAGTATTTAGTGAGCCACAATTAAGAACATACGAAAGCACAACAACAATAGACGTGCCGAGTATTCCAAGTAACGATTACGAAACTGTTATCGCTACGTTAACTGGTGCTGAAGTTGGTGACTATGTGCAAATGGTTTATCCGGTTGAATTAACAACTTTAGGTTTAGTAGTAGGTTATCCAGTTGTAACAGATACAGACGAGGTTAGTTTTGTAATACATAATCATAGTGGTGGTGCTATAAATCCAGCTTCAGGTGATTATTCTTTTAAAATAGTTAAATAATGAGTACATTTTCAATTATAAAGCGTTCAAGTAACAATTTTTGGCACGTATATAACAACGGGGCGAAAGACGTGAATATTTCGGACTTTGAGTTAGTTTTAGATACGGTTGCTCAAACTGTAAATTTACAGATGCTTAACGGTGCAAACATTCCGCAAACATCCGTTAATATTACTGATGTTATTGTAATTGATGAAACTGACGCAAGTTTAGAAGAAACATTTGCAAACGTTGATGATTTAAGAGTTAGGTTAGTTGAGTTATTGTACACTCCTTATTTAGGTGCTGGTAATGCTGATAGTATAGCGGGATTAATTGAAGCGGGTACAAACGTAACGATAACTGGAAGCGGAACTTTGGCAGACCCTTATGTAATTAACAGTTCAGGAAGCGCAACAACTCCCGACCTCGAAGCTGTTTTAACAGAGGGTAACGAAAGCACTACGCAAGATGCTATATTTAGATTAGATGCGGATAAGTATATTAAGATAAATCGAGCAGACCAAAGTATTGAGATTTGGGATGAAACAATAGATGCTGTTTTCCCAACTAATATTTTAAAATATAATGAAAGTTTATTAACAGATGGCGGTAATTCTGCAAGTTCTACAGGTATTTCGGGATTTGTAAGTATTTTAGACGATGGTAGTTTAGGGCAATTAAAAGGGAATATATTAACATTAAGTGATGGTGTAAATACTTTAATAATAAATTCTGATAAAATAACATTAAATGGAATTGAATACATGTTTCCAACAGGTGTAACAAGTCCTTTAGCAACTTTAGCAGATATTACAGGTGGAGCAACAAATTTAGGTTACACAGCATCACCAACAAACGGAATAGTTACAAGCGATACAGGAACGGATGCAACAATTCCTTTAGCCGATACAACTGATGCTGGATTACTTGCTCCTGCTGATAAAACAAAGTTAAACAACACAAGCGGTACTAATAGCGGTAACGAAACGACTTCAACACTCGGAGCAACTATAAACGGTGCGGGTTCTGCAACTCCAAACGACACAGATTTAGTTACAACCGTTGAAAGTTCAGTTGTAAAAAAGATAACTTGGACAAATGTAAAAGCATTTTTAAAGACTTATTTTGATACGTTATACCAAGCTATTTTAACTTCGGCAAACTTTGGTTCATTTAGTAATGGATTAACTTCCAAAA